TACATGATTGGCGGCATCAGTGGGCATCGAGGCTCACAATGAAAGGAGCAACAATGCCTGCATTAATGAAGCTTGGGGGTTGGTCATCTGAACGTATGGTTCTTCGGTATGCATCAGTGTCAGAACAACACATTATTGACACAATCAATTTATTATAAGAAAGGTAGATTTAATAAAAACAAAAGGTTAAAACAAGAGAGCATTACTCTGGGGGTGTAGGGGTCGCAGGTTCAAATCCTGCCGTTCCGACCAATCTTTCCTATATATTACAATCACTTACAAATCATTCTTACGTAATTTGAATACTGCATTAATGCAAAAGATTGAGAAACACTGTGATATAATGTGATGCATTTTGATATTAATAATGCAGTTTTTTTTAAAAAGAGCACAAAATGAGCACACAAACATTAGAAGAATTTAAAGATGAGCTTCGTTTATTAAACGAAAAAACTCTAGCTACAAAAAATAATTCAAAGGTGCAAACCTATGGGCGAATTGCACCACTCAAATGCCCCACTATGACAAAGCAAGGGTACAAAAATATATCTGGTTGGCGCAGAGGTTTATCTCTAGGAGGTAACATTAAATGAAACAGCATGAATTTGCAGTGGCATTACTTGAGAGATGTAAACAAACTATCCAAGATAGAGGAGAGGATTACGGCACGCCAAGAGAAAACTTCTCTAACATTGCTCGTTTCTGGACAGCCTATGACCACAAGAAACAAACCTATGGTGTTACAGATGTGGGCGTGATGATGATGCTTGTGAAGATAGCACGCATCATGGAATCACCACATAAGCTAGACCATTGGGAAGATATAGCAGGATATGCGGCTGTTACTGCCGCAGTTGTCTGCGATACTGAAGATAATCAACACCTTCTAATGGGTCAGCAAAACATTGAACCCAAGAAACAGGGCTGTCGTTGTGGGGGTCAATCACCTGTAAGATAGCTTGCCCAAAGTTCTGTTGGTCAAATCCTTTTACAACAGCATATGTATCATGAAACTTATATCCTCTTGCTCTTGCAAGCCATGATGTAGTCTTGCGCTCAACATTTTCTATTTGAGCTAATCCCCAGTTATGCCTATGCCCACTTATATAAAGCTCCGCATGCTGTTTAAACCGTGCCATCTTTGTTTGACCATGCAATGAGTTCCATTGGCTATGACCAGACATATCATGCGCGGCATGTATCCTACACTTGCGACCATTAGGAAAGTTTAAAGATACTTTACATTCCCACTCTTCATGTATTGTATGACTACCTGCAATCCATTTCAAAGGGTCGCCACTGCCAGACCACATATCGTGATTGCCACCAATTAATATTAACGGATCCATATTTGAGATTAACCACTCAACCAAACGCCAAGCTGTCTTAGAAGATGTGTCTTGCTCCGCGTATAAGCGTGCTAGACGGCCTATCCAGTTGTTTTGGTAGTCACCTACCGAACATCCATAGAGTCCGTCAGTGCCTTTAATAAGGTCAACATGACTCGTTAGCTGACCCCAATCACAATAATTATCATCTATATGTGGGTCGCCAAGCCAAAGCAATCCAATGGGCATGTCGCTTTTCATATCGACATTCATCCAATGCTTTGCTTCTTTGTTTTCTTTGCGCTTAGAGAATCGTTTTTTAAGATGGTCTATTACATCTTCAATAGGTAAATCATCGTCAGGTATTTCTGGTAAGATGTACCCTTTATCTAACTGTGCCTCTTCAAATTGTTTTACTTTTCTAAATACAGTAGTAGTGCCACAACCTACTACTTCTGCAACCGCATTATAAGTACCAAGCTCATGATATAATTTTACAATCTCTTCATCAGTCTTCATTAGCTTGCCTCATAATCTCACACAGCTCTATGCCTCTAGACTTTACTTGGAAAAACCATTTGGAATCTTGCATTTGATTAGCGGCCTCATCAAAGTCTCTGTCTTCAAGAGCGGCAATCATCTTTTTAAATCTAGAAAAACGTGGGAAGCCAAGATTAAATACCATTGAAGCTACAACAATCTGTGCTTTGTTTGGAAGGTCGCGCCACCATTCCATGTTCTCATCTAACTCAGATAATGCAACATCAACGTCATCTTCTAAGATAACCATAGCCGCACGTTCTGATATAGGTGTTAATAAATTATGCCCATAGCCTATAGTAGGTACACCTACTGTATCATGATACATGGCAAGACGTTTACCCTCATGCTTAGCTATAAGGTTCGTTAAATATGTTTTCACTTTTTAGCTTTCCTATCTAAAAATCCTTCGACTGCGCCCCCTCCGAAATAAAAACCTAAGATAATTAACATGGCATAGTTCATACTAAACTGTTCCATTACCTTGGTTACATCATCAGGATTGCCTCTATCAAAGATAGTCATGCCAAGTGTCAGTAAATAACTAGATAAAAATGTAAGACCAAACATCAATGCTAAGTATCGCTGTGCGATTTTAAATGGTGCATATGCGGCTAATAAATCTGTTTTAGCCTTTGCCTTTGTTTGTATCTCTTCTTCAGTTGAAGTATGCATATTGTCGATAAGGTCTAGCCCTTTAGCAACAACATCTCCAGACCCTAATATTTTACTAATAACCCCAAGCATTTTCCTACCTTTCAAGCACACTATAAAGCATTAATGCAGTAGTAAAACGCACAATTTATAAAACAAATACAAACAAATAACCTAATACAGCCAATACAACCACACCCAAAAACACACTACCTGTAATTTCAAGGTTATGCATGAAGTTATCATGTGCTTTTTTGCGTTTAATTTTTTCTTGTTTTTCTAGCTCTCTTGCTTCAGCAATCCTCTTTGCTCTTTCAGAAATAATACCTGCCCATGTGCCATGACCAAACCTATGGTCAATTAACTGCTTCATCTCATCCATATGTTCTTGAGCAAGCTTTGCGTTGATTGTCTCTTCTGCAACAGAGTGAACACTAAATGGATCTTTGTTAGCTTTCTTTCTTTTCTTTTGTATGTCTTGCTCACCTTTGAACAGGTCATCAATAAAGTGCGCAATATCACCTATATCATTAGCTGTACCAATAGCAGACTTGATTCCATCTACTGCACCTTTTACTAACGCTATGCCTGCTAATGCTTCTGCTACAACCATCAGACCACCATTGTTATAACAGCTACTGTCGCGCCAATAACTGTTATGGTGCTAATCATAATCAAACCCTCTAACCGCCACATGCGCTTTTCTAGATTATCTAATTGCAAGCGAATGCCGCGATATCGTTCAAGACATAATTCTTCATGGGCGTGTAAATCGTCAGACATTATCCCCACACCTTTGTGCTACCGACATAAATTTCAGTTACTTGCGTACTACCGACATAAATGCTTGTTGGTGTTGTTGATCCGATACGGATATTAGTAGCTCCACCACTACCACCACCCCCACCACTGGGATTACCTACGTCACCACTTGTTGATGTACTAGTTGCTGATAAAGAAAATGAAACGAAACTTGTAACATTAAACTTTTTCAGAAAACTTTCAAAAGATACTACAGTAGGTCGAGCCATTAGACAGCACTCGAAGCTATATCTGTAATATAAAATTTCATATTATCTGTATTGTTTGGAAACCTAAATATAATCCAACAAAAAAGTGATGTAGGTTTGGGATTAGTGTTTCGACCATTAAGTGTAAGATTAAATTGTTCTTGGTCAGGAGAACTTACATCTGTGCTTGTAACAGTAAAATTTGAACCAATGACGTGGGGAGAAGTAGAACTACCATTTCTGGATATAGCGTAAAATTGTTGATTAATATTAGAGAAAGAAGAACTTTTTGCTATATCAATCTGGACTCTTATTACGTCATCACTTGAGTCATTATTCCAACTATCTGGTAATTTCAAAACAAAAGGTAATCTATACTCATATGAACCAGATACCCGACTATGCTGTATTACTAAACAATCAACGCTAGAAATAGTATCATTATACATTAATGCTGGTGAGCCACTATTGCCATGATTTCCATGTGGAATTGCTACAATCGGTTTGCCATCATAGTCATTAGCATCAAATGGATATAACACAGACTCATTTGTAGTTGTAACTCCCCTACCCAATGCATTTATATCACATATTGCAGAACGATAATCAGAACCGCCACACTCTAAAATACCCATTGGTGCATTTACCAATGGAAAAGTTGGTGTAATATCTAAGGTAACATCAAACCATCTATTTCCATTTATAGGAATAGAAGCTACGGATACATAAGTAGCCTCTTCACCTAAACCACTTCCTTTTAGTGGGGGATAATAATTAGGAATACCAACCATAGGACTACCAGCTAGAGACGGACGATAAATTGTATCTGTACCTGTTGGAAAATTTAATGTGATATTTGTAAAGTTACCAGTTGTAGAGTTCGATGGGAGCATTGTAGTAGATTTTCCAGAATAATAAGTATTATGAGAAGCAAACCCATAACAACTTCCTGGCAAAAATGTCATACTATTAAATTCTGGATAAGTGCCACTACTACTAACAGTTAACTTCCAAAATCCATCATAAGAACTATAGTAGTTAGCATTTTTGTGAATAAATGTTCCAAGGTGTAAATCGATACCATTTACAAAATAATTATAAAAATTGTATATATCTTGAATTATAATAAAGTAATACTTAACAGTTGTGTTTTGTGAATTGCCATAGTTTCCAAAATAACTTGTACCTTGACGACCGTTGTGTTGACGTAACTCATAGGTTTTATTAGTGCCGTCACTGCTATGACCAAAAAAAGGTCTATAATGATACACTCTGCCTATTGCCCCACCAATAGAAGCGGTCAATGCGGTGCTACTACCGTTATACGCTGATATTAAATCATCGTGATACGTAAAATCTGAAATAACCCAAATAAGCTCTGGGCAATCTATATGTAACTTAGATGCTTTGCCATACAGTTGATTAGCTCCAAAAGCATTAAAACAATATAAAGTTCTGTATGTACTACCGCTAGAATAGTGCATAAGACTTATGCCGCCACGTTGTGTTTCAGAAGTCCAACCAGAACTTATTTTTATTTCTAGATTACTATCAAAAAAAGCAAAATGTGTATTGCCATAATGACCATCGGCAATAGTAACCTCACCACCGTCTGTATAATATGCAGATTTTAATTGGTATAAATCAGGATAGGTATATCCGTTTGCTGTGCCGCCACTACTGCTAGTAAATCCACATCTATATAAAAACTGTTCATTAGTATCAAAATAGTCTGACCTAATATCTGTGCTATTAACGGCAGTATCAAATGCGCCAAACATCCAGTTGATATTATTATTTACAGCATCTGGAAGAAAAAGATTTGTGAAGGTAGTATCATAAGCAAACACACGAACATTAGTGTCTATGTTAGAAGAGAATGTTGAGTTACCTGTTACAGGTCTTTGATCGTTAATTTGGAAATAAACTTGACCTAAGTTTTGAAATAAAGTTGCAAAAGGTAAACCCTTTATTCTTATTTCATCACCATTAGCTAACGTCGTACTATTGAGCGTTGTTATAGCAGTTGGACTATTAGTATTCCCAGCAAACAACTGTGAATTAGACCAAGAAAAAGGAGCAGCATAACTACCATTTTCTGTTGTAGTATCTGTTGTTCCATTGCCATTACTACTTGTATTTAGATAAGGGTCTATCCAGTATATTGCCATCTTACAAGCTTTCTATCCATTCATTAGATTTTAAAGAACATTCATCTAAACAAGCGGTAAAGGGTATGTTTGAATAGTCTTCAAACACAGTAATATCCGTTGTTTGTTCATTATGAAAAACTCGTATAACTAGTTTTAAAGGTTCAGTATCTAATATTTCATAGTTGTCGATAATCATATTTAACTCGTTACAAAATAAATTGTGTTTGCGTCTGGTGAAGATGGTAAACTGGTAACAACAGATATGTGCTTGTTATCTACAGTATCTGAGTTTGTTGCTGTGGTAGCTGTAGCCGCATTACCAGTAATGTTAGAGCTTGTAAGGGCTAATGTTCCAGCGGTAGCTGGTAGCGTTATATCTACGTTGCCACTGAAATCTGCGTGTGCAGGGGCTTTAAGAGCCGCATAATGCGCATTGTTGCTTTCGCAGTACATTCTTAATTCTGACTGTGAGCCAGCGTTTTTTATATCAAGTAAACCACCTTGTATTTCTGTATTACCAGTAATAGTTAAACTACCTGACATGGTATCAGCAGTGTCACTACGCAGAAACTGAGTGCTGTCCAAGCTGTCTAGGGTTTGTGCGTTACCGCCGTCAGCAGAGGTTATAAAGCCGCTGTCATTGGTTAAATCGCTTGTGTTGCTTGGTATTGTTGGAGTGCCAGTGAGAGAACTATACGCACCATCAAATGCATCAGTAATACCGTAGCCGCTTATCGTTGTTGGTTTTCCAGTTAAAGAAGAAAATGATTGTGCAGGAACAGAAGTTATGAACCCACTATCATTCGTTAAATCACTTGTAGCCGTTGGTATAGTCGGAGTGTTAGTAAAGTTATTGTAGTCCAAATAGTAAGAACCAGTCTGGTCATCGAGCAAGTCAGCATTAAGGTTTGCTACTTTAGTAGTCGAAGCGATAACCATTGGAGCAGTGCCAGTGGCTACTGTTGATGTCATTTGGCTACTTACGGTGGTGCTCTGGAAGTTACCTATAGACCCATAAACATTATAGTAACGAAGTAAACTTGAGCCAAGACTTAAACCATTATTAGCAGTAGGTCTTAGTTCAGAAATATTGAGTATTAACTCGTTATTACCACCAACTTTGAAAACCACGCTGTCATCGGAACTGGCTTGAATGCTCGTGTCACCATCAGCATCAAGTATCAGTTCATTTCCATTTAAGTCTAAAGAACCAGACAATGTGCTACTGATAAAACCACTATCATTGGTCAGGTCGCTTGTTGCTGTTGGGATTGTACCACTAAAGTTAAATGTAATTGTTTCATTGGAAGATTGGTTGGTTGTAAAATTACCACCGCCAGAAAGGTTAGTTCCTGCGGCTAATGTAATTGTTGCATTATTAGGCGTTGATGAAGTTGGCGTGTTCGTAAAATTATTATAATCTAAATAATAACTAGCCGCCTGACTGTTCAAAGTATCTGCGTCTACGTTCGTTAAGGAACTACCATTACCGCTAAAATTTGATGCGTATAATATATGATTGCCAGTATTATATTTAAGAGTACTGACAGTGTGAACATCTTCAAAAGATGCTGTGCCATTGTTGCTATCTACAAAGGTTATGAAACTATTGGTAAATGAAGAAAGAGCAGTAGTTTTTATCTTATTTGCATTAGTAGCAGTAGTTGCTGTGGCGGCATTTCCAGATGATGTTATATAGCCTGCGCCATTTGTTAATTGATTATTATTTGTTGGGATAGTTGGAGTATTTGTAAAGTTATTATAATCAAGCAAATAAGTATCTGTTCGTCCACGTAAAAGGTCTGCGTTTAATCCACTGGAAGGACCATCAACAGTTTTAATTGCAGTTAATAATTCTGATGCAGTCTGGTCGGCTGTTGCATTAGCTTCTATACCATTTAATTTAGTATGGTCTGCATCGGTGAACACATTACTATCTGTCGCGCTTTCGACCAGTGTACGGATTTCAGAGGCAGTCTGGTCAGCCGTAGCACTAGCCTCTATAGCATTGAGTTTGCTTAGAAGAGCGTCGGTCAAAGCGTTTGTATCGCTGTTATTTTCGTAAGCAGTTTTGATTTCAGCATCACTTTGGTCAGCCGTCGCACCAGTTTCAATACCATCGAGTTTTGTTTTATCAACGGCACTCATAAAGCCATTCAAGATAGTAGTTGCGTTGATAATCCCCAGATTAGCAATAGCATTATTCTTTTGAGTTGTGGTTAGATTTTGCGAGTTAGTATCAATCCGCAATCGATTAGATAAAGAAGTAGTAACTGTTGTATTAAAATTGGCATCATCATTGATAGCGGCGGCAATTTCATTAAGAGTATCAAGTGTACTAGGTGCGCTATCAACTAATTGAGCTAACTCTTGTTGTACAAAAGCAGTTGTAGCTATCTGCGTAGTCGATGTATCAGCACTTGCAGTGGGTGCTGTTGGTGTTCCTGTTAGAGATGGTGATGCTATTGGTGCGTAGTAACTACCTTCTTGACCATCAAGCAAATCAGCATTTAAGTTATTTACTTTTGTAGTAGAAGAAACATTAAATGGTGCTGTGCCTGTACCTACTGTAGAAGTAATGTATGGAGCAGTAACCAAAAGACTAGCATTCAAAGTATTACCAAATACAAAACTGTAACGATTGCTTGCTGTACCTAGCTGAATACTATTGTTACTTGCTGGGTCTACTCGTCCATCTACAAATCTTACAACATCTGTGCCTGATACTTTGATATCGATTTGGTCATCAGTGTCAGCGTGGATACTCGAATTACCATCCCCATCTAATATGATTTCATTGCCATTGGCATCTAATGAACCTGACAGGGTTGATGTGAGGTAACCAGCACCATTGCTCAGTTGGTTGTTATTAGTAGGAATTGTGGGAGTATTAGATAAATCGTTATAACTACCGCTAGTCGCTACAGTAGCAAACCCAGCTTCGGCTGGTGTCTGGTTGATGAACTTGCTCGATGAACTATCGTAGGCTATTATGTCGTTGTCGGCTACGCTGGATATTGTTGTGTCGGTTAAAGCCACAAGCGTAGTCGTCAGCGTGGGAACATTAGTGAAGTTATTGTAATCAAGATAATGCGAACCATGTTGCCCATCAAGTAAATCGGCATCTAGCCCAGATGTTGCACCATCCACTGTTTTTATCGCTGTCAATATTTCACTTGCAGTTTGGTCTGCGGTGGCATTAGCCTCTATTCCATCCAACTTAACTTTATCAGTATTGCTCATGAGTCCTGATGTAGATGTTGTTGCAACATTTGTTACACTTGCTACTGCTATAGGAAGACCCAATGAATCAAATTCTAAAACTTTGTTAGCTCTATCTGTTTTTAATGGAAGTGTCATATCTCCACTTGCATCATTATCTTTCAGACGCAAAGCACGTTCTGCTTCATCTTGAACGTCTGATACATTATATAAAAATGTGTCTAACTCAGTATTAAGTTGAGTAATATCAAACGCACCTGTTGCAGGGAAATCAGTCGTGCGTGCTAATGGAACATCTCGCACAATAATAACTTTTGAATTACCAGAAATACCAGTAACAGACTTAGTTATTGTACCTGTTGAACCATTGCCACCAGATATATCAGAAGATGATAATGTTTGAGCAACACCATCAACATACATTGTAATATCTGTATGATTGTTAAACTCAAAAGGCACAGTAAATGTATTCTGAGTTACTCCTTGAGCTACAGTATACTCTTCTCTTGGTGTATTATTGCCTGATGATATTGTCATTTTATCCTCTTATCATGCATAAATGAAGCACCCAACGCACAATCATCTGCCTAAATCTTTAAGCATAGATTTAGTGTCCCCAAAGATATATGGCAGTCCAATAAAGGGTAGGGAGTTTACAAGTCTATCTGTGCCTTCAGAATAATCGCCATTCATAAATTCATAGGCACTACGTCCATAATCTGCTGTTAATCCAATAGGTGCGCCAAATGGTTCAAGCACAGAATCAAATGAATCAGGTGTGTATTTACCTTTGATTAATCCTTTTTCCATATCATATAATCCTGTACCTGCCGCCATATGTAAGCCCATATAACCAAGATCAGAATATAATCCTGTCACACCAGAATGGTCTATAATGCGCAAGCCAAGATTGATTTCATCCTTATCTTTAAACCACCAAGCAGGCTTCTTTAATTCTAACGCAAGATAAGATAATGCAATTAACGATACGACACTTGTTAATCTATGCTGTTGATTTGGATCACGTATTCTGCCTAGCACTTTATTGTTAGCCGCAAATGCAAAATTCATAAAAGTAAATGGCAGTGTCATTAACTGACTTTCAAGACGTACAAGCTTTGTATTAGCAGTTGATACCTTCTCATCTATTTTATACAGATTTGGAAATAACTTGCGTGCGCCTGCAAAGAATGGATTGTCTTTGGCATATACAACCCCATTTGCAATTAAAGGTATATCAAACTGCTGTCCAAATATAACTGAGTTATTAGCATGCGCATTTGTTGCGGCTTGCCATTTGCGTAACATCTCTACTTCTTTAGCAGTTTTAACAGCCCACTCAGATGTATTAGCATAATAAAAATTACCATTATCCGCTTTGCTAAATGGCATTTGAGCATAGTAAGCCGCATCCTCTTCAGTAATGCCATAGCGTGCTAAATACTCTTTATCATATTTTGATATGCTTTTGTAATTACGAGACAGCTTATAAAACTTATCATTAACTAAAACATGGTCTAATGTTTTGCCCATCATTGTAATTGGCTGTAGTAAATTGGCTGTGTAGAAAAGTTTATTTCCTTTTGCAAAAAACTTCTCACGACCATTTGGCTGTATGCGTTGCATTGTATCACCAATCAACCGCCTATGGGCATCACCTCTGATAGACTCCATTAAATCGCCTGCAAAGCGTGCTTGCTTTATTACCTCACCTCTATAGCCAAGATTGCTTAGAGCCTGCTTACCGCCCTTTATAGAGTCTTTAAGACCATGTTGCAGAAGTATTGTGCCTATATCACCAACAGCAGATATACCTGCAAGCGGAAGATACACCCAAGCAGAATAATTCTTGAGCATCATAGCAAGTTGATTATCCCACCTATCTGCTCTTTTAATAAGACCGCCAGTAGCACGCTCATACTCTGCTACAAAAGATGCTTTGGTTTTTGCTATCTTTGCATCAGGCATATTTGCTTTGCGCATATCTGCCTCAATATCTTTTAAGATATCATCAACAGATTTATTATTAAACTTACGAGCAAACTCTATGCGACCGCCCATACGTTTAGCATAAGAATAAATAACGTCTTTGCCTTTAAGAATAAATGGCTCAATCTCCCATTCTTCAAAGTTTGTCTTACGATATCGAAGATGCTTAGAGCCACCAGAAAAGTTAGCATCCATCTCTTCATCGCCCTGTTGCGTTATCTTTTTATAAGTAGCTAATGCATCTTCTTCTACAGAAGAGGTAAAACTTCTATTAGGCTCAAGACTTCTTTGTCTTGCATATGAACGAGCCGCAGAATCAAGGAATGCTTGCTTGCCTTCTGGTGTAGAAAGTTTGTCTCTATCATAATAAATAGACCATCTAAATGATTTGCGAGTAGGAGATTGCAGGATATCTTCTAGCTCAATGCGCCTTGCTTCATCTGCTAGACGAATTTCCTCAAGACGTTTTAACTCTGCTGTTTGCTTAGAAGTCTCTCCGCTTTTAGCACGAACATTCGCCTCGATGTTTGCCGCTTTCTTTGCATTCTCAGCCGCTCTATCATCTATCTCTTTTATAAGTTTTTTAATCTGTATGTCATCGAGGAGCAATCCAACAAAACGTGCTTCTTGGTCATATGTCTCGAAGAATGATTTGATTCTTTGGAACGCTTCTTTTTGTGCGTCTGTCGCATCATTCAAAGCAGGGCGAGATATAGCAGGGTCTGGATTATCTTTGTTAATATATCGTGTGATTGTGTCTTCCCACCAATCGTCAGAAGATAGTTCAGATGTAGCAAACTTGCCATTATTGCGTATGTCTAAATCTCTTCCATATAACTCATCTACCTCATGCACCAGACGATATGCAGAACCCTCATGTGTTGCAATCATCTGTGCAACCGAAGCCTCACCCATACCTTTGCGATAACGATTTTGAGTAAGCGATGAGTTTGATGCAATATCTGA